CTTCTCGTGATCCTTCTTCAATCGTCACGATATAAGGAAGTTTGATCCCTGTGGGTTCGCCTTCCTTCATATCTTCAAATCCTTCAATGTCTAAATTCACATGACACTCCAGAATGGTAAAGACATCTTCGTCTCTTGTTTTCTTAACTCCTTCGAGTTGTCTTTCTTTTTTCTCGACTTCTGTTTCCTGATCGTAGCCAGGTTTCACTTCGATATCTCGATAGAAACCTCCAACTTGTTTTTTTCTTAAGTCATTTTCTGACATTTTGATAACGTGAATAACCGCCTCCGCATCGGCTAATGAGGTAGCCGTATACGGGACAATTAAATCGTCAGCTTGTACAAATTTAGAAACCCCTCGTCCTAAAAGTTCGTCGTAATAAACTTTTTTGAAAGCGGATCCTGCTAACGGTAGATAAAAAAGCATTTGATCGAACTCGGGTTCGTACTCTTTCATCACATCCATGATCTGATAGTTCATGAAATTTTTAACCCGAACAGCCTGTTCTTCTTTTTGTCTGCTCGATCTTCCTAGAGTCTGGGTTCTGACCGGACCCATCGATGGAAGGAGTTCTTTATAAGCTTGCGCTTGGAATTGGGTGACTGCTTCAGCGAGCACTGGATGCGTTGCACCACTTGCTCCTTGAAACGGTTGTGTTGGATTAACGTACTTGAATCCTAATAAATCTAAACCTTTGATATAAGTATCTTCCCAATCTTTACGGGAAGTTTTATACTGCATATAATTTTCATTTAATTCGGAGCCAATCGAACCTAAGACATCGTCTGGCAATAATTCAGCGATATTTTCAAAATGATTTTGAGTAACCTGTTGATCGGCCATCGGATCGAAATTAATTTCCGCTCCGCCTTCTTCATCCATAATAACTTCAGCACCTTCAGGTGTTACTTCTGAAAGTTTGTCTTCTTCCGTTACAACGATTTCCTCTTTAGGTAATACGACTTCTGGATCTATGTTCGGTAGAGCCTTGTCGATACTATCTTTGTCTGCCATTGATTTTCTCCGATTTTACTACATTCTTAACTTGTTTTAAAGATATATTCAACTGTGGATTAGGCCCGCGCAAAGGAGGGATCAATTTCCATTTCACGTGCTTCATATTCTTCACTAAAGTTTTATTCGTCATTTATTTGCCACTTTAAAATTTCTTCGTCAACGGCTAAGGGTTGTCCTTCCAACGTCGCAATAAGCATTCCTTTCATCTGATCTTCATCGGTTAAATAAGTACTTGGATCATCATTTCTGAATTGTTTGACCAAGGGTATGGCTTCAGGGATAAACGGTTGTTTTTTTTTAATCGCCATTAGACCTCCAGTATCCTTGCGAGACCGCCATGCTTCCTGCCGATCATTCGATACATATTGGCAATGAACGTTTTCAGCTTATCGGTCTCTGCTCTTTTTAAAGCCTTCTTGGATACAACGTAAGCATAATCCAAGTCTTTAGTTCCATGAATTTTGTTCATAAGTTTATTCGATAATTTAGCTTCCTTCGCGGATAAAGTAATTTTTTTAACGAGGCCTGGTTGATAACCTCCGCCCCAGCTAAAAACATCTTTCGGATTTTTGAACATGGACAAAAAGCGTGGATTGCCCGCAAATCTTGAAGCCATCTGCGGATCAGATGTAAACCATCTTCCCATCGCCAGCTTTCTTAATTCAGGATTGGTAAAATCCGTTATCCCTTTTCCTCCAGGTACATTCCAATTATACATCTTTGCCATTTCCGCTTTAGGTAATACATTCCTAAGAGGTTCCCCACGAAAAACAGTCACTCCTCCGCCTGGTGGTTTCTTGATTCGTGATAGAAAACGCAAAGCGGTTCGGGCTGCCGGAATCCCGGCTCGTGCTGCTAAAGAAAAAAGTGCCATTAGATATTCAGGATCCCGGCGAGACCGCCTTGAGCTTTGCTTAGAGGATAATTATAGGAAGAGTATCGTCTTAAGTCTTCTTTAAGTTTATTTCCATAAGTTGTAACACCCATATCTTCTCTAAATTGTGAGTTTTCCCTATTTAATTCTGGGTAAAGAGACTCCACAATTTCATCTGCAGAAGCTCCTCCTTTTTGGTGGGCTTTTATCATCATAAAAAGATCAGAACTCCATCCAGTGCTTTTTTGAAAATACTTTGTCATATCAACCGGTTCCCATTCAGGTTCTTTTTCTACTGGCATTGATATAGGTTCTTCTGTTCCTTCCATCACATCTTCTAATTGTGCTGTAGAACCTTCCATTCTATTTAAAATTTTGTCCATGAAACTTGGAATCCAGGATCTGTCTTTGTCTTCATCTCCTGCATACCCACCAGGATTAACTACTCGTCCTCTTCTTGGGACAAGACTTGCTATACCGCCATGTTTAAGTTCACTTGGCAGAGCTCCACTCATCAACATGTCAAATATTGTTAATTCTCTAAAAGGATCGTGCACTCCTTGCATAGATTTTCTTCTAAAAGAATTTGCTAAATTGATAAAGTCTTGTCGACTCCCACCTGCTCTAGCCAGATTAATAAAATCTTGTCGTTTACCCATAATACTCTGCTCCGTGTCTATCTAGTTTTACATCCTTATAATCTTCAGGGTGCGATATGAAATAACCTCTTCGTAAACGCATAATTGCCTGAGTCATAGAATCCACATAGTCATCATGGTCACCATGCGGAAAGGCTGCACATTCTTCAATTACCTCTTGAGCAAAATTTTTATGTTTTGGCGCCCAAATTCTTCCCTGTTCAAAAAGATGGGCAATTGAGTTTATTCTAACATGCTTATCATTTCCTCTTGACGGTGTATAGTCTTGAACTGGAATATCAATTTGTCGAAGCTCGTGTATGAGAGGAATCCCTGATGCCTTGGCCTCGATTAAGACGATGTCTGGGTTCCAGTCTAAGTACTCTTGGTGGGCCAGGCGTCGAAGTTCGGGGAACTCGTATCGTCCTTTGAAAGCATCCAGTAAAATTGCATTTTGACCCTGGCCTTCTTTCGTGAAAACCCCCCAAGTAGTAATTGCTGAATAGTCAGCAGTTTCTTTTTTCATAAAAGCGGTATCATAAGACTGAATAATAAACTCACACTTCGGTGGCTTATCGTGTGTCCAATCTTTCCACCACTCTCTTTTGATAATGGCTCCTTCTTCGGCCGTTGGAGTTTGCATGTACTGCGCATTCCATTTTCCAACACTAATAGAAGCTTTTACAGAATCTAATTCTTCTCTACCCCAATACTCAGGCCAAACCGCTTTATCATTAGGCAGAATAGCTGGAAACTCGACTAAATCCCATTGATCACCTTTAACATCTCCCTGAGCCTTGATGAGTCGACCCGTTAGATCGTTAGTTGACCATCTTGTCATAACTAAAACAATCCGGCCTCCGGGTTGAAGTCTTTGTCTTGGTCCTGAGGTATACCACTCGTATGCTTTTTCAAAAGAGTCCCTGCTTAATAAATCTTTTTCTTTATGGGGATCATCAATGATTAATAGGTCGGCCCCTCTTCCTGTCATGGCACCTCCTACCCCTACCGCAAAGTACTCGCCTCCTTGCGCTGTTTCCCAGCGACCCGCTGCCTTCGAGTCTTCTTGCAGCGAAGTTTCAAAAATTTCTTGATATTCCGGAGAATCGATAACGTGCTTGGCCTTACGACCGAATCGTATGGCTAGTTCTGCTGTATGGGTAGCTTGAATTATTTTTAATTTTGGATTCTTTCCAATCATCCATGCCGGTAGATAGTTTGATGCAAATTCTGATTTCGTATGCCTAGGTGGCATGTTCACGATTAATCGCTTACTTTCGCCAGAAGCGATCTTATTAAATTTTTCAGAAATAATTTTGTGATGATGACCCCCTATAAACTCAGGCCAAATGTATTTGATAAATTCTAAAAAATCCCCTGTGACTCTGTTTTTGAGTTTTAGTTGATCAGCCTTTAAATAAGCCTTTAAATACTCCTTTTGCTCATCTAATGGTAATTTTTTTATAAAATTTATGTCGTCGCTTATCTGGATCATCGTTTATAAAACTATTACCATGAGAGTCTGAATTAAGCAATAAAGGGTAAAGTTGGGACCCCTATTTTTTTGTTTTAGGGGGTGGGCCCCCCCGAAACCATTCCATTCGCCCCGGAGCCTGGTACCTCTATAGGTTTCTTACCCCCCTCCCATGGGCGGGCGCCAAAGGGGGGGGTACGGTGTGGGTGGGCCCGCCCTGTTGCCTTTATACAACACACACGAATAAAGTGATTGACGCCCCTGGCCCCCGTATCGGGGGCCAGGGTTAGGGATTAAAGATTATAAGTACTTAATTTCTTATAGTCTTTTGATTGTTGTTTACTATTTGTTAATTGATCTTTTAGTATCCTATCATTCTCGTGTTTGATACCAGATTTAATATCCTCTAAACTTCTTATAACTTCGGATACTTGTTCTCTAATATATGGTGGGTGTTTAGGGTTTAGTAATTGTTCTAACTTTTTAATCTGACGTTCTAAACCTCTTTCTTCAACTAGCATATGTTGTGGTTCTATCATTTTATCCCTTTTGTTATTGTTAAACATACCTGGGATTTTAAGGGAGAACAATTTAAAAGTCAATAGTTAAGGAAAATAAAGTTAAACGAAGTTTTCCCCTGGCCCACGCGAAGCGACCAGCGAAGCTGGTTGCTGAGCGGGGGGGGGGTACGGCGTGGGTGGGCCCGCCCGAAAAACTTTAAGTGATTATATACCCTGCACCAACCCCAACCACCTGCCAAGTATATAAGATTATCTGGGATAAGTCAATCACTTTATACGTGCATAAAAAAAACGGGGCGATTTCTCGCCCCGCTATGTCTAACTTATTGGGATAAGTTATTCTTTAATTACTTAAAAGGTAATTCAAGTTGTTTGTCTGGTCTTTTTATTTCTGGGTGTTTTTCATAGTAACTACCATCTTCAACTGATTTGTTATGAAGTTTTATAACCTCATTAAAACCTCTTTCAGTTTCAGATGCTATGAAATAACTTTGTTCCGTGTCCTCGCATAACTTTTCAAGGTACTCTTTAAAGGCTACTGCTTTAGTTAAAGAATAGGCGTGTTTAGCAATTCTAAAACTATCAGTACGATTACTTGAGTAGTTAGTCTTTTCAATCACGAACCATACCATTTTATTCTCTTTTATATTTTTAAACATAATAGAACATTATACTTCTTGACATTACTTGTCAATAGGATTATATGGGAGACATGATTATATATGGAAAGACAATAAAAGAACACTTTAACTTTTGGCCAAAATGGTTATGGGTTGCTAATGGTTTACTGATAGCAGTTTCATTGCTAATTATATTTTTGCTATGATAATAGATAGTTTATGGCTTTACCCAGTTTTAGCATTTGTTGGAATTGGAATAATATATTGGTTTAGTTAAACTTGAGCCCTGATCCATTGTGGCAAAGTTGGACGTAAAGCCCACGCCAATGGATCTGGGGTCAAGCTTGTAGGCAAAAGCTTTGTAATTCCTGGAATTAGCCCAGAGCTTGGCCAAACTTGAGCGCATATATTAATTAAGGTTAATAACCTTGAGCGCTTGAGCCGAGATCCAATCAGCCAGACGTGGTATGATAGCCCCTTAAATAGGAAGTGCTGTCGGTTGGATCTTGGGTCAAGTGAGGTCTTATCGTTTAATACCCCATACTTTTAGCCACTTATGATGTATAAAAAGATCTCACTTGACCAAACTTGAGCCCTGATCCTATTACTGTCATCATCTTAAGCACTGATTGATGGGAAGAGGATCAGGGGTCAAGTCTCATAGTTAATCGTTCTTAGGAATGACGGGCTTGACCAAACTTGGTCTTAATTGGTTAAAGTGGGCAGAGTATTGCAGATTAAGACCGAGAAAAAAAAATAAAACATATCAATAAGGCCTCAAGCCCGCGAAGCGGGCTTTTTTAATAAGGCTTCAAGCGCGCGCAGCGCGCGCGCACGCAGATTCAATAAGGTTTCAAGCGGGTGGGCCCGCCCTGAAAATTTTTCAGGCTCCTCCTGGGTGGGCCCGCCCAGATAAGTTAAACGAAGTTTTCCCCCAGTAAGGGTGGGCCCGCCCGGAATACTTTTAAATTTTATATATAGCCCTGCGCCAACCCCAGCCACCGACCTATTATGTAGGATTTTCCGAGATATGTCAAGATAATTATTTCACTTATCCACAACAATATTTATTGATCGGGGGCCTGGGATATTATAAGATGTTTAATTATGGATGATTTATATCAATTGTTAAAACATACTCAAGAGCATGGAATGCATTCCAATTGGCAAGGGTCCATCCAGGCGCTGGAGCAATTAAAGGTCCATATTGATTTTGAAATTAATAAATTTAAAGAACTTCAAAAATCAACGGACGTTGGTAAAACACTACATAAAATAGGGGCATAATATGAATGATAAACAATTAAAAAGAATAGCGGATGCACTGGAAGAACTATTGCGCCTGGTTAAAAAAGACATGAGGACAATGGAGGAAGCCGCACGACCTGAGAAGCGGCCGCGTCTACAATGAAAAAAGTTAAATCATTAAAAGATCTGCAGCGCCTGATGGAATCATTAGGCGCTACGAAGGACCAAGAGCCAGGATTCACAAGCTGGACTTTACATTGCGGCCCGGATCGTGAGAAGCGACAAGCCGCAGCAAACCTTGAAAAAATAGATGCTAAAAAAAGAAGCAATTAAAATAACCGGAGGCCTGAGCGCTCCCGGTAAAATGCCCGAGGGTTCTTATAACCTACCGGCCCGCGCTTGTATTACAGGCGCCAAGCTTCGCGAGATTCCCGGCACGCCATGCCATGGCTGCTATGCTTTTAAAGGCCGTTACAATTTCCC